CGGTTTAAGTCTAGACCTGCCTGAGCTTTTACAAAGAAGCTTTTTTCTCCGTCTGTGATAGTTGCTGTAGACTCTACAAATAGAGAACCACCTACTTCTATTACTTCGTCAGATATACTAAGGAATAGCCCGTGTTGAAATGCTAAGGGTTTAGCAGCTTCGAAAATATCTTCAGCGTTTCTGTAGCTGTATTTACCGAAAGAATTATATTGCGATTTTGGCGCCTTTAATTCGTTTTGAATCTTTACTAATTTGTCAATCATATTTATGTATTTAAGGGTTTATTAATTTATGCGAATATAAGTAAAATATATTTACTGTGCAAGTTTTTAGCGTGTTAATTTATAAGTTATTTCAAAGTCTCCTGTAAGTAATGTAAGTGTTAAGTTCCCGTCTGCGTCTTCTGTGTAAGGGTACTCAATTAATACTATCTCAGTATTTGTGTATTGTGCAATAAATAACGTGTCATTGTCAAAGGTGTAGCCTGAAGTCCAAGAGCCACTATCACAATCCGTAACGTTTACTGACGTGCTAGCAAAACTCCAAGTCTTGTTACAAGTGTCAGATAATACTCCGTTGATTAAAGTCTCGTTGTTTTCATATTCTCCTACAAAGATAGGCATTACGTTTAGACTTAGGTCTTGTGTCTCTGTCATTTCTTCTTTTGAACAGCTCATTAATGTTAATACTGCTGCCAATGTAATTAATACTTTTTTCATAATTTTTAGTTTTAAGGGTTTAATTATTAGTTTTTAGAATCCACCGAATGTAATAGTGGGGTTAGTAAATAGTACTGTGTATAATACACATAGAGCTGATGGTAGTATTACTGAGGCTACAAATAGAAGACCTCCTTTAGTAATGTTATCCTGTCTCTTAACTTTTCTTACTGCTAGTTTTGAATTTACTTTTAATTTTCTCATAATGATTTGTTTTTATTATTAATATTTATTTTTAGTTATTTAGTTAGTAAAAAATCTATATTTTGAGGCTGTCCAATATTGTTCATAAACTTGTATAAAACCACATCCACTACCTTGTCGTTATTCCACTTTACGCAGAGCTTTAAGCCATCCTTGTTTAAGAACACTCTCTCAATAACGCATAAGCTCATATTGTTAAAGTACTCTACTCTGTCACTATAGTATTGTGTGAATCCGTTTGCTAAAATTGTTTTTAAGTCTGTCATAATATTTTGTTTTAATGTTATAAGCGTTATTGCTTGGTACAAAGATACAACCCTTTCTTTGTTTCTACCAAACTTTTTTACAACTTTTTTTAAAATATTTTGCAATTAATTTGTAACTTACTAGAACGCAGTTACTTACAAGGAAATTATTTTTGAAGTTTTTTTCCTTTAATCAATATATTATTACATTTAGAGCAAATTAGCTCCCCTGTATTGCGATACCATACGGTAAAAGCTCTCTTATGCTTTGGGCATTTATCTTTAGGTTTAATCATTAAATTTGAGTCTGTGGTTAATGTAGTGTAATACTTGTATTTCCTTCTCTTGGCTATCAATCATATTACAGATAGTCTCTTGAGATACTCCGTAGTCTAGTATACCGTCTTGGGCCATCTTATACTCTTGTAGTTTTTTAGTTGCAAAGAAGATTAAAGCCTCTAGCTTATTGTCTGCTCTGTCTTGTAATTGTGTAAGTGTTAGTTTCTCCATATAATGAATATACAAAAAATAAACGAGACTACCAAATAAATTAACTAAAACTTTTGAGAGTCTTTTAGCTCCTTTAGTTTATCTCTAAACTCTTCAAATATCTCCTGATACTCAAAGTCTGCCATCTTTAAAGGCTGCTTAGACTTAATTAATAATTCTTCTGCGAGTTCTGAGCCTAAAGCTAGGCTATACTCATATTGTCTACCATACTCAAAGCGGTTACACTTACGGCATTGTAGATTAACATTCCTAACGTCCCATCTAGTAGATAAAGCACCTCTAGTAATGAAGTGCCCTGCGTCACTCTCTGAGAAATGAATTCCTTTTTTACAGCTAATACATTGGCCATAACCTTCTGAATTGACCTTAGACCTTCTCACATACTCGTGAAACGGCTTGTCTATCTTAGTCTTCCAATATTTTAAAGTTTTCTTCTTAGCCATAATAAGAGAAGGGGCACAGGGTAAACCCTACTAAAACCTGCGCCGTATCCTTCTAATTTTGTTTCTATATAGGTCTTTATTTAAAAACACTTTATAAGGGGTTTATGACTTTATTTAAAAATAATTGCTAAAAAGCTTGTGTATGTCAATTTTTTTGTGTAACTTCTCTTTATATTCGTTTAGAGAAAAGCCATTAACCTAACTAACTTACTGACTAAGTAAACTTCTAAAGGTTACCGCTCTTAAGGTTACCGCCTTAAAGGTTACCGATTCTAGAGTTAAGCTAGAGATTTAAAGGATAACTTCTTTTTATGTACGCAGGGGTAACTATGCTTTGTTGTTAAAAGTCTTCATAACCTTCTCAATACCTCTACTACCAAAGTAAAATATAGTCATAGTACCGAATAAAGACTGTATCACAGGAACGTAAGCTTTATCTATTGTGAAAGCTCCTAAATTACCGTCTAATAATACTACTGACATAAACAATACAAACATAGCCGCATAAGATACAGGTCTAATCATTCTAGTAATAGCGTGTTCACTATCTATTTGTAAACGCTTAGTAACCTCAACCATTTCAATCATATCATTTTCCATCTCTTGAAGTAGTATATCTTTGTCAGGTTGGCTTAGTGTCTTATCTCCTCTTATAGCGTCTCCTAAGGTACTTAATTGTTTTATACCTGTGATATTACCTGCTAGAGTTAAAAGTTCAGGAGAAACGCTCTTACCTTGCTTCACAAGCCATCTAAGCGCATTACCTACGTTAGTTCCTTCTCCTCCGTTTTTTATTAGTTTAGGGTTGTTCATTTTTTATGTGTTTCATTAGTAAATCTATTTCTTTGTCAATATCCATATAATAAGACTGCGAAGGGCTAGGCATTGATGGCTTCATTAACTCTACGTCATTAGTGTGTAGTGTGTTAAACATATCGTGTGAAAGCTCGTGAAATACTAAATGTCTTCTTTGCTTTACCGTTAGATTACCCCATAAGTTAGGATTGATTATAACATATACTAAGCTGTCGTTATCCATACCTTTAGCTTGACCCACTAAATTAGTACGCATTATATCCGCGTCAAATACAACTATAAAAGATTGTTTCTTAAATTCAATATCGTGATTGTCTAGAGTTAACAGATACTCCTTTACATAAGGCTGTAGTTCCTTACTGATTGAGTAAGTATATACAGGCTCAACAGGAGTTGCACAATTAACGAATAACATTGCAATAAGTAGTGTTTTTAAGATTCGCATTCTTTAAAGTAGTTTATTATATCTATATATTCTTTTTGTACGTCAAAACTAGGGCAAGCCTTAGGGCTGAATTCGTTATGTCCGTGAAGTGTACTATTTGGATACCCATTCATTAAATCCATTATAAGAGCTTCTAAGCGCTCCTTTTGTTTTTCTGTCCTTGTATCCTTAGGTTTCATATTAGAGTCAACACCGCCCACGTATGTAATCCCTATAGAGCCTTTGTTATGTCCTCTTACGTGTGCGCCCTGTCTTTCAACGGGCCTGCCTTCGTGTAAGTTTCCTTCAAGGTCTATTATATAGTGATATCCTATATCTGACCAACCTCTATCTAAGTGCCATCGTCTTATAGTGTCCACAGATACATCTCTACCTTCAGGGGTAGCCGTGCAATGTATTATAATTTTATTTATTGCTCTCATTTCTATACTCTTCTGCTTCGTGCCACTCTGTTTTACTGTAGTCTTCTAGCTCATAGATTTCTCTTATTAATCTTTCGTTTTCTAGCCTAGTCTGCTCTCTATTTACTCTACCGTCTAAGATTGAATTTACAATCCTTACTATAGACCAAACCACACCTAAAGCTGAGATTAAAAAGCTCATAGAACTTAGGTTAAAATCCCCACTATCAACGTATTCTAAGACAGCTTCTCTTGTGCTTAATATCCAAAGCCCATAAGTACCATAGTCTGCGATTAACTTAATCATATTACCCAAATTATTATGCAAATTAAATTTCCCAACCTCCAAAGTTGGTATCTCTACTAGGGCTTAATTCGTCATTAGAGTTAGTCAGATACTCAGGGTATAAAGATGGGTAGCTACATAAGTGGTCTACCATTCTATTAGCGTAATGTTGTGCTGTATCTCTAGTAGCTTCTACCATCATATTAAGGTCTGATTTAGTTAACGTCTCAGCGGCTTCGCTAGTGTGTTTAAAGACACCTTTGTTATTGATACTGAATTGACTAAATGGTAAGAACTCTAGTAATGCGTACTGAGCTAGTATGGGCTTAATGTGTGTAGTCATTAAAGTCTCATAGTTCCCTGTGAGCGTGTTAGCTAGGATATCTGCCTGTAGTTTCTTATACAAGTTACTACCTAGTAATTCGTGTACGTGAATGTCTTGAGCTATCTCAATATATTGGACTACTCTGTCAAAATCTAGGTTTCCTGATATTGGTGTATATCTTACTAGGTCGTCTCTACTAATAAATAAAGCTTTCATATTATTTCTTTTTTCCTTTTGGTTTATAACTTGGGTGGTGGCCTTTATCTGCTCTATCTATCTGAGCCTCAGCTACTCTCCTATCATTTCTATAACGTCCACTCTTAGGGTTAAAATGTTTTTTCTTAGCTTGTGCTATTGTACTCTTTTTTACTCCGTTCATTGCACCACCTCCCCAAGGTGTACCGTCATTTTTAGTCCTCTTTATGTATATGCGTCTTTCAAATTTATGATGACAGTTTACACCGCCTTTATGTTTCCAAATACTATAAGCTTGTTTGTTGTGGCCTAGTACTGAATTAACACCATCTGACTGCATTTTAATAATGTCTTCTTTTCTATATAACCTAGAGGCTGACTCCATAGCTCTACAGAAGGGACGCATTTTTTTTCCGTTACTACTTTTGCCGTGCTTCTTTGAGCCTTGTACATAAGC